TGAAAGATTACAAGGTCTTTCTCGTGTGGCTGTAGGTCTTGCACACGCTGCCCGAGTTCCGCGTAGTTCTTCATGAGACCTACGTGAGTGCCATCGTTCTTCATGATTTTCTTGCGCTCACCGAAGTACTCTTGGCCCTCTTCGACGCACTCGGCGCGAGTGGTTGCCCCGAAGACATCCACCCACTTGTTAGCGTTCTTATCGAATACAAATAGTGTGTAGTAAACAGACATGGTTACACCTCCTCAACTTGAGAAGCGTGGAACCAGTCGATTGCATCAAGCATCAACTCTGTGGTCAAATACTCAAGGTCACCTTTGGTCATGCTGTTCACGATGCACTTTTGTACGTGTGAGTATGAGCCACCGTAGTCTGCCATGAAGTTGCGAACGAACTGGTTGATTGTCCAAGAACACATCTGCTTACGCTTAGAGACACCTGAAAGGTCATCGTTGCGTAGGATGTTGTGGATGGTGCGTAGGTTCTCTGCTTGTACCTCTGCACCGTTACCGTTGGCATATGAGCCTTCAATAAACAGGCGGAAGTATCTGCGTACGTGTGAGTTGCTATCGTTTACATCAAGACCTGCTAGGTCACGTGTGATTTGCTGTTTGATTGTGTAAGTCATCGACTGTCTCCGTTTGGTTGCGGAGGTATGCAGTCGGATTGTCCTTTGATTAGTGGTGGGCGACCTAGGAATCGAACCTAGCGTGCGTCTCCGCGAGGGAGTTACAGTCCCCTCGAACCTGAGCCACCAATATCGCAGAAGCCCCGACAGCCTCCGTAAGCACCATATGCTCACATCGGAAATCCCCTGTCAAACAAAAAGTTACTTCTGCCCCCCTATAGAGAGGAAGCGGACACCACCGCCGCCGAGGGACACTAGAGATACTAGAGTGACACTAAAGTGACTGAAGCGACAAGAACTCCCACCTCCGCAATACACAAAGATAAGATGACCTGAGATACTATAGATACTTAAGTGACTATAGCGTCTCGGTCTGGTGTGGTAGACCCCAGAGACTTCCCGACAACTATGGACGCTCACAGCGGCCTAAAGTCTCTTAGGCGGTCCCACGCCTACTATAGATAGAGAGTAGGGTGAGGGTGTGATTAACTTGAGTTCTGAAGTCAGGGCTGTGGTTTTACTGGTGGGGCTGTTGGTCTCGTGTTTGCTTGTGTATCTGGTGTTGACTGAGGTGTCCCTATCCGTGTCGAAAAGCCAAGGCTCTCAACCAGATAAAAATCTCAAGGCTAATGTCACCGAGGTTGACCACTGATACCCCAGCCCCCTCTTGGGATACTATATCCCCTACCATAGAAACCTATAGAAAACAGTAGGTTAGCAAGCGGACTCCGTAGAAACTTAGGTTCCCTAGTCAAAAAGAGACCCCCGCTACCCTTAGAATCAACTCAATTTCAAAAAGTAGGCTAAAGGTTTTTGTTGTTGTTGTTGTTGTCGGGCCTTCGCAACGAGAGGTCCACCCCAGCCACCAAAAGCCACCCCAGCCACCAAAAGAGGAACGTCCGACATGGGCTTAGAAACTTCGACATACGTTGACGGTTTGAACATAGCAAACCCAGCAGCAACTGACGGTCTAGCGCAAGCGGACGACCACATCCGTCTCATAAAGACAGTCTTAAAGAACACCTTTCCGAACCTAGACGGCGCAGTGACTGCTACAGTCGCCAACCTAAACAACACCACAGCAATCCCTAGCACCATAACAGACCTAGGCATTTCTGACGGCTCCAATGGCATGGTGTTGTCTACCGACGGCTCAGGTAACTTCAGTTTCGTAGCGTTACCCGCTGGCACCACAGACACTAACTACTATGTGACTGGCGGTTCATTCAGTGGGACTACGTTGACCCTACAGCGGTCTGGCCTAAGCAGCGTCAGTATCTCAGGTTTCCCACAGTCAATCACTGACAACTCCCAGATTGGCAACGGTGCTGGCTACATTACGGCTGCCAGTGTACCCACACAGTCAACAACCACTGGTGACGTAGGTACATATGCATTCTTGATGCGTAGTACGTCCACGGCAGTATCCGCTGCAAACCCAGGCTCAACCTATTCTAGTTCACTTTACTATACTGACAGATCGGCATCAGCAGTTGCGGGTAATGTCACATCAGGGACATGGCGATGCATGGGTTATGCGGCTCACCTTGACCGTGGTACAGTTTGGCTAAGGATTGCATAAGATGACAACAGAATTAATAACAGAAGTACGCAATGCTCAGTCGATGAACGCTGAGAACACACAGTTTGACGTAGAGATTCACCACCCACAGTATGGATGGATTCCTTACATGCTTACGCCTTGGGACACTGATACGACTATAGACAATGCTGCACTACTAGAACTCATTGGTTCTGACTATGCTCCATTCTCACAGGCTGACCATGATGCACGTGTTGCTGCCTTTGAGCGTGACACACGCGATGTGAAGTTGGTGTTGGAGGTGGACCCAATAGTAAGCAACCCGCTGCGCTGGGGTGACCTAAGCGAACAAGAGCAAACCGAGGTCTCTGCCTACCGCACAGCGTTGCTTGATGTACCACAGCAATCTGGGTTCCCTAATACAATCTCGTGGCCCACTAAGCCCTCCTGTCTCTAACTTTAGCGAAAGACACTCAAGAACATGGCTAACTTACCTATCCGAGGCTTAGGGTCTGTGGGTGTGGTGACAGATGTAGACCCCTACAACTTACCTCTTAGCGGTTTCACACGTGCCAAGAACGTGAGATTTAACGAAGGTAAAGTGACTGCTGGACCTATCTACCGAAAGGTATCCGATGCAGTCTCTTGGACGCCAATGTTTTCTTATGGTCTAACGTCACCCTCTGGTTATGATACTGTGTTGGTGGTGGATGATACTCTTACGATACGAGAGTTCTCCAATGGCGCATTCAGTACCGTCTACACTGGTTCTACACAGTCACCCTCTACAGAACTTACAGCAACCACACTTGCCGATGTAACCTACATCAACAGGTCAGACACTGCGCCCCTACACAGGGCATCAGGCGGCACTAACTTCTCTACGCTTCCCAACTGGCCCTCAGGTTACCTAACGAACTCTCTACGTTCGTATGGTGACTTTTTGTTGGCCCTAGGCACAGTAGAGAATGGTGTGACCTTCCCTAACCGTGTGCGTTTCTCTGACCCTGCGTTGGCAAACTCTGTGCCTTCCACATGGGACGAAACGGACCTTACGGCATCTGCTGGTTTTAACGACATCGTGCAGATGAAAACTCCGATTATCGACGGTGCTACTTTAGGCTCCAACTTCCTCGTGTACTCTTCAGACCAAGTGTGGCTTGTAGAGTTCGTGGGCGGTACGTTCATCTTTAACTTCCGCAAAATCTTTGATGACGCTGGAGTAATCAACAAGAACTGTATCGCTGAGGTAGAAGGCAAGCACTACGTTTTCGACCAAGACGACATCTACGTGACTGACGGCAACACACGCCAATCAATCTGTGACGGACGTGTGCGTAACTTCATCTATAGCGGCATCGACTTCTCTAAGTCAGACCGCTGCTTCGTCATGCACAACAGTGACCTAGAAGAGATATACTTCTGCTACCACACTGGTGACGACATGGCTGTGTACACAGATGGTGACGCCTGTAACCGTGCAGCAGTCTACAACTACAAAGAAGACCTCTGGACGTTCCAAGACATCCCTAACGTAGTCTCTGGTGCCGTAGCCAACGTCAACACAGTTTTGACCTACGCAACCGTGAACCAGACGTATGCTACAGTCGGTGGGTCTTACCACGACCAAGAGTCACAATTTGGACGCCACATACTGTTACTGTCTGATGTAGGCGGTGGTGTTACTGAGAAGCGTCTCTACGGCTTAGACTTGGTGGACGAAGGTTCCCTAGCAGCCGAGATTGACACCAGTATCTCACAACCTGTGTTCTTAGAGCGACAAGGGATTGACCTAGACGAACAAGGGATACCGCTGACAGGCTACAAGGTTATAACAAAAGTTATACCACAGGTTTCTACCCCGAACCCCGATGGTTCTTTTGACTTTACCTTTGGTGCCTCAGCAATCCCTACGTCTGACCCGAACTATGGGTCTCCTAACACCTTTGATGCACTGAGCGACTACAAGGTCGATACACGTATCTCTGGTCGTTACCTATCATACAAATTGACAAGTGACGCCCTCAAGGACTTTGCCTTTTCAGGTATGGACGTGGAGGTGACTGTCACTGGTCGCAGGTGATTCATATGGCTCTTTCAGACAAAATTAACCTACTGGTGTCGCGTTATGTTCGACGCCAGATACCACGACTAGAAGCAGACAACTTGGGACCATACATCCAAGAGGAACTACGCGAACTAGAGACTGTCATACGGTCACTATCAGACGCTTCTGTACAAGTTGCAGAAAAAGAACCTGAGGGTGTCCGTAAGGGCATGATTAGGTACGCGGTTTCTCCTTGGAACCCACTTGGCAACGGCTTCACTGGTCTTGTCGTGTACAACGGCACGTCTTGGGTAGCCGTGTAAGCAAAAAATCAAAAGGAATTTAACATGTGGGGCGCAATAATCGGCGGCGCGATGGGCCTAATGGGTGCCAACAAGCAAGCCAAAGCACAAGACCGTGCAACAGAAGCACAAATGGCTGGTTTTAGACAGTACGAACCTTATGTAGATGCAAACCTTGAAGGCTCTAAAGCGGCCCTTGGCGGTGTTTTAGAAACAGGTGTATACACTGGCGACACTTACGCTGGTCCAAACGCCTTCCAGACTGGCACAGCAAACTCTATGGGCAACATTGGTGGCAACATGATTGCCGCTGGCAACACTATGATGAGCCAGAACAACCAATTTGGTTCCAATGCCAACAATCTGTACAGTCAGTTCCAAGGTTTATCTGAAGAAGCCAAGCGTGACCGCCTATCGACAGCGATGGACTACGCAGCAAACAACGGTTCTTCCCTTGTTGACGCTGCAATGCGTGATGACCGCCGTAATCTACAGGAAAACACGCTCACAGGCATCAATTTGAACGCCTCAGGCACTGGTAACATGAACTCTAGCCGTGCAGGTGTCGCTGATGCCGTTGCACAACGTGCTTATGATGACCGCCGCGCTGATGTAGCCGCTGGTATTCAGGACCGCCTGATTGACCGCAGCCTTGCACAGCAGTCTCAGCAGTTCATCGACCAAGGTTCAGCCCTAAACTCTGCGGGTAACGCCAACCAGCAGGTCATGAGTGCCTATAACACTGGCATGAATACGCTAGGTGAGGGTGCAAACTTTGGTATGAACGCAGGTAACGCACTACAAGGCTACGATCAGGCACGTTTGAACGATGACCGTCAGCGTTTTGAAGACGCACGTGACTTTGAGATGCGCCAACGCATGAACTACCAGTCTGGTATCCTTGGTAAAGCACCAAACTCACCGTCAAACGTGGCAGTAAACCGTACCGATCCGTACCAAGCGGCAATGGGCGGTGCGATGCAGGGCTTTGGCTTCCAACAGAAGTATGGTGACCAGATTAGCAGTTCTATCGGCAACAGCAAAATCTTTAACCCACTCTTCGGCGGCTCGGGTCTCGGAGGATTTAACTAATGTGGGAAGTAATTAGTCAAAACCCTAAGTTCCAAGAGGCGTTTGGCGGCTATATGACTGAAGAGTTGTATAACCAGATGCCTCAGGACGCAAAAGACAACATTGCGCGTACATACGGCTCTGCTGGTGTACCTAGTCCTGTGTTGGACATCAAGCCTATGGAGATTTCTCCAGCGACAAACCCAAGTAATCAAAATCCTGTCTTAAACACACAGCCGAATCCGTACTTCCCACCTGATCAGGAAGCACCAGCGGCTGCACCAGTCCCGACAGGTTATGAAGACTACAGTGTCCAAGACTTTATCAACGCTGGTAACAACCTGAACACAAATCCTGTGTTATCTGGTGACATGAACCGTGGCGTCGAGCCTGTCGCACCTATCATACAAGACCCACAGCGCAGCGATGCATACCTAGGTACACTATCGAAAGAGAAACTACGTGAACTTGCGGACGCAGGTAACGTACAGGCCGCAGCACTACTTCAGGCAAACATTCCTGATCCAGTTGCACCGCCAGTCGTTGACCCAGCGCAACCAGCAGCACCTGTTTTGGCCCCGAATGTACCTGACGTTGACTACAGTGACCCGACTTTGGCACCTCTGCCACAGCCTGTCCTTGTAGACACAACTCAGCCAAAAACTGAGACTACAACTACAGAATCCGAACCTGTGTTGAAGTCTGGCGGTCAAGGACGTTCTACAGGCGCACTCAGTGCAGGTAGTATCACAAGTTCATCTGGTCCTAAGACAAGCAACGCACGTGGCTCTCAGATGCCACAGATGCTGGTTGACCGTAACGAGGCATTGATCCGCATTGGTGGCGCAATGTACTCAGGTGCGCTGAAAGGCGATGGTATCGGCGCAGCCACAACAGAGTACGGACGTATCCAAGACGCAAACCGTGAGCAAGCACGTAAAATGGCTGAAGCGGAACAAAAGCGTCAACTTGAAATGGCTAAACTACGTGCCAAAGGTGCTGGTGGCGGCAAAGGTAGTAAGAAAGACCGTGAACTGCTTACTTCTACAAATGAAGCAATGTCGAACTACCAAGACGCACTTACAGCAATCCGTGAGAGCCGTGCAGCGGGTGGTAACCTGACTGGCGTAGGCGGTATCGCAAAGTCTTTGTTTGATAACTTCACTGGTGACGCAGACGCAGCAAGACGCCTTATTCTACAGCGTGTCAAAGTTGACGATGCACTTCTACGTGTTGCTGAAACTAAGGGTGCTATCTCTAACGCAGAGATGAAGTTGTTCTTGGCACCAGCCCCAAGCAACCTTCAGGATGAAGCGATTTGGGAACAGTGGTTACTAGACCGCATGGAAGCCCTACAGCGCGTTCAGCAACGTCTGAGCCAAGGCGGGACAGTACCAGTCAATCAGCGACCAACTAACCAGACATTCAACCCTGCGGACTACACAGTCGAACAGGTTTCAGAATAGGAAGGCTAAGGTATGCCAACATTTATGATTACGGCACCTGATGGACGTAAGTTCAAAATCACAGGTCCGAATAAAGAAGGCGCGTTGGCTGCCTTACAAGCCCAACTTGAACAACAGCCGTCACAACCCGAACCACAAGCACCACAAGGCCCAGACGAAAGTGTCAGCGGTGCTTTAGGCTACGGTGTAGACAACGCACAAAAGATGCTTGGTAAAGGTATCCAAGGTATCGGTGAACTAACTGGTATGGAGGGTGTTGAGCAATACGGTGCAGATGTCGCCCAGCGCAACCAAGCGGAACTAGATGCATCTACCTACCAACGCCCTGAAGGCGCAGACGGTATCGTTAAGAACATCCGCGAGGGCGACTATGCAGACGCAGGTCGCTCTTTGCTCTACGGTGCAGCAGAGGCTGCCCCACAAGTAGGTGCGGGTGTCGCAGCATCTGTTGGCGCAGGTCTAGCAGCAACCACAGCACCTGTCGTGGGTGCAGGTCTTGCAGCAGCGGGTACAGTCGCAGGTTCCACAATGTCTCTTGGTGCTACACGAGACGAAAAGGAACAGCAGGGTCTTGACCCAACTGCAACTGGTACTGACCTAGCGACAGCGATTGCCTCAGGTCTTATCGAACTTACGCCACTGAAGGGTGGCGGTGCTACACTCAAGGTTTTACGTGAAGGTCTACAAGAGGCTGGACAAGAAGGCTTGATTATTGGTGGTACAGCAGTCCAAGGCGGCGAGTATGTACCTCAAGAAGTCGTAGACCGTATCGGTGACGCAGCAGCCATTGGTGCCACAGTTTCTGGTGCAGCCAATGTCGGCATCTCGACGGTGAGTAATACTGGTGAGCGTATCTTGAAGCCACGTGAGTCCTTAGACCCTGAGACAGATCAGGCGGCAGGCGACGTAGCACGTATGTTCCAAGAGATTGCTACAGACGAAGGCTTAAACATAAAGGACATTGACCCATCGTCACAGAAGGGTGCGAATGCTGTCCTCAATGCTGCACGTAGTAAGATGCGTGAAGAAATTGACGCTAACTACAAGGTTCTCAGCAAAGAGGTGTTGAAGGACGCAGATGCGGCAACAAAAGCCAAATTTGCAGAGACACTACGCCAAGCG